TTACAAAGAGCCTTTGGCAATCATCTCAAAAAAGTAGCAAAAGCCCTGCATGATATTGAATGGGTATGGAGTGGCGATTACGGAAGAGGTGACGAAGAAGATGCCATAAAAGCAGTATTTGGTGATGCCACCCCTGAAAGAGTGATGGATGTATTACGGGAGGATGCAGCCGATTTAATTAAACAATTACAGAAGTTGACGGAGCAGCAGATGTGGAGAGATATACAGGAGAGCGAAAGATGACAGCAGCAGAAGTAGAGACATCAACAAAGCCCCGGCAAAAGATGGCGTATCTGCAAAGGCTTCTAACGCTCCGATTAAGATTTATGAAGTACGCCACGGGTGTAGATGTGACGTTTGACGACAAAACGGTATTTGTAAAGTGGGACACAAAGAAAGGCGACAGGTATTTCGACGAGGAGACAATCGAGTTTCCTGTCGAACATCTGGAACGGAGGATACAGCACTACCGGGCAAAGTTTCGGGCGGAATATTTGCACAGACACGAAGAAAATGTTTAACTTTGCAGCATGACAACAAATCTTGACATACGGATGATGATTGTCTGGCAGAAGATCGCCAGGAGGTTGAGGTCAAGACAAAGGATAAAAAAACTATTTTTGTAATGGCAGCTAATAAAGGCATAGTAGAACTTGAAAAGTTATTTGATGAGATAATCATTGAGATTGCAGAGAATGGATCTTCAATGATTGCTGCCGTAAAGAAGCGCATGTCAACTCTGACGTTTTATGATCTCTTAAAGGATGATGACCGCTTAAAGAAATACGCGCGCGCATGTGAAATGAGGGCGGATAAGATGGCAGAGGAAATGATTGAGATTGCTGATAGCAGTGATGATGATACAATCGTGGACGAAAGGGGAATTGAGAGGGGCAACAATGCGGCGGTACAGCGTGACAGATTAAAGGTTGACACTCGTAAGTGGCTGCTTGCAAAGATGCACCCCAAGAAATATGGAGATAAGATTGATATGACTTCGGGCAACGAAAGGATAGGTTCTACACAAATCATCTTTCAAGACATTTCCGGTAAAGACATTGATGAAGACTGAAACAACAACGGCCTTTAAGAGGATACGGGTTATGACAAAAAAGATCCGTGTCATCCAGGGTGGTCAAGCCTCGTCAAAAAACTATTCCATAGCACAGATACTTATTATCAAGGCACTCGAAAAGAGCAGGGTTATTACCGTGATGACCGACACGTATGACAATCTGAAAGACGGCGCGATACAAGACTTCAGACGTATATTTGAAGATTTGGGACTTAATTGGGATAAGTGCTATAATAAGTCGGCTCATAATATTAATATTGAAAAGTCAGAAATTCAGTTCCGTTACATAAACGATAACAAGCTGGACGCCGGTAAGTCAAAGCGGCGCGATATTCTTTATATTAATGAGGCAAATAAAATAGGTTGGACAGTTGCATCGACGTACATAGGTCGAACACATGAAGAGGTTTACATTGACTTTAATCCTGACGCAGAATTTTGGGCACATACCGAAGTGCCAAAATTGACAGACCTTGAAGGCAATTCGATAAGTGAACAGATAATCGTAACGTACCGGGATAATGAACGCTGCCCGGACAGCGAAAAAAACTACATCGAATCGCGTAAAGATAACGAAGAGTGGTATCGTGTTTATGGTCTTGGACAGACGGGCTTTTATTCTGAACGTCGTATCTACAAATATGAATGGGCTGATCAGATACCGGATCGCGCTGTGCGGATTGCTTCGGGCATGGACTTCGGTGTGTCGCCCGATCCGACGGTGTTGGTGGATATTTGGCGAATGAATAACCGTCTTTATATTGACGAGGTGTTCTGCATGAATAATCTTATGCCAGAAAAGATACAGGGGGCCGAACGCATGGCAATAGTCGATCAACTTGATTTTGTGCAGCATCCCAAGGGGCAGTTAATAATAGCCGATAGCGCAGGTGGTACTGAGATACGCGATATGCTAAAACACCGTTACAATGTACGCGGCGTTAAGAAGGGTCCGAACTCGGTCATCGATGGCATAAACAAACTTAGGGGCTATGATATGTTTCTGACACATCGCTCTGTGAATATAAAGAACGGGATAGAAAAATTTTTCTGGAAGGTCGATAACAACGGCAAGATCATTCCTGAACCAGATGGCCACGAACCTGACGGGCTGGCCGCGATAAGATATGTGATTATGATGTATGACAGAATAAGCGGCATGAGACGACAGAACTGATGTTATTCATTGCAATAGATAAGCATGATGTCGGCACGTATATAGAGGCCGAAAGCTGGGAACAGGCTGAGAGTATCTGTGCGTGCAATAACCTCGTATTGATTGGCGAGGTGAATATGATAATCGAAACACCCGGAATAAATTGAAGACAATAGCAGCAGTATTGATCGTAAAGAACGAGGCGGAAGTTATCAGCGTCTGTCTCGACAGCGTAAAGGGAGTAGACAAGATTTACATTGCAGACACCGGGTCGAAAGATGACACGGTGAACATATGCAAGAAATACACGGATAACATATTTCATTTCAAGTGGTGTGATGACTTCGCTGCTGCCCGTAATTTCATTCTATCAAAGTGCGATACTGACTATGTTTTTTCTATTGATGCCGACGAGGTGCTAAAGACACCTGTATCAAAGATAAAGAGTCTGATCAATTCTTATAGCTTCCGCAAGTATCTAGGGGCAACAGTAGAGACACAGACGGAGATTGAACTGCTTACTCAGGTGCGTATCTTTAGAAACATAGAGGAGATACAATGGGTGGGTGCCATTCATGAGATACTCATGTACAACGGAAAGACATTTAAGGACAGGTGTCTGAAGACCTCGTTTGAATTGTCAAGCGGATATTCGCCCGCACACAAGAAAGACCCTGATCGCAATATGCGCATCCTACTCAATGAGCTGATGAAAGATGAAACCAATACACGTGCCATGTATTATCTCTCTCGTGAATACATCAACCGTGGAGACCTGGATAATGCACTTATATGGCTTAATAAATATTTTCAGATAAGATACTTTGCTGACCCGTGGACAAACGAGCTGGCTGACGCTTGTTATCTTATGGCTATGTGCTATGCCGATAAAGGGAACATGAAGATGGCTCTTTCTGCTGCGGTCACGGCGGTATTAATTATGCCGACTTATAAAGCACCGATGATAATGCTACATACCATCTTTGAATCATACTACCCGATGGCCTCAGCCTTCTGGTTAGATATGGCTTCACGCGCAAATAACGCAGGTATTCTCTTTAATCGCGAAACGCAGGAAAATAAAAATCCCTCCAAGTCTTTAATTATCAAACCGTAATCAGAAAAAAATAATTTTGTCAATGTTTGTTATCGTGGGTAACTTTGTAACATAACTTTAAAAAATAAAGAAATGATTACAATTTGCTGCCCATTACCTACTGCTATTGAAAGCATTTTGACCGAAGAAACGTGTCCTATTAACTTCGGTCAGATACAAAAGCTCGTTTTCTGGCGTCACGGTCAATCTATCGCCTCTGTTGCCACTGCTATCATCGAAGCCACATGGACAACCCTGCTCGCTGCCGAAGATGATACCAAAGCTATTGTCACCCCGTTTACTTCCGGTGCATCACTTACGCCCGGTGAGGCCCGTTCTTACGGGGGTGGTAACGACACGCTCGACGGTATTGAACTGATAATCGGAAGCGAACCCGCGATGTTCACCGCCCGCTTCTTACAGTATCCCCCTTCGACTGTCGCACTGCTGAAGGATCTCATGTGTGAAGACCTGGATGTTATTTTCATCAATGAAAACGGACAGCTTGGCTATCGCGACATTTCGGATGTGTTTTACGGGTTCCATGTGAAAGGTCTGTTTATCGGTGACTTATCGCTACCCGGTTATGCCGAGCCTTCGGGAAACACCATCTCATTCAAAATCCCGTCGAGTGAAATGGATGGCTTTGAGATATCCGATTCCACTGACTTTGCTTTAACTATGCTTAATTCATGAGTAAGGTAAAAATGACATCTTCCACCGGTGAGGTCAGGTTGTTTACTCTTGACATGGCTTCGCGGATGTGTCGTATTATGAAGGCCATGAAGAGCAGGCCGTGGACGTTACCAGATACACATGAGTTTATAGATGGCTATGTTAAGCGAAAATCAAATAAAACAACTCGTACAGGAGAGACCGAATAAGGGCTATATAGAAGCCGGGGTTAAGCATCAGGAGCGACTTCGGCTTCATTCAGAACTTATTTTAAGAAAGTCCGATTTGCCACGTGCATATAATGAGCTTATCAATTGGCTGGGCACGACGGAGCCAGAACTGTTGCCCTCAGATAAGATGGAGCGATTTAAACAGTTGTGCACCACACCACTGCCGACCATCTCGCTGACGGGTAACATTTATACTTATCTCTATCGCGTGTTCGAGGCTCAGGATGCGTTCTCTCGTTACAAGTTTAAGAACAATCAAAACGAACAGGACTGGAAGGAGAATTGCATATCAAACTTCTGGAATACAACTGGCTTTCAAACAATGCAGACGGCTATCGATAGTGTGTGGATTGTCGAGCTGCCCGAAGAACAGGAGGGTGATCTTCCGATGCCGAAAGACAGACTGATTGACATTTCAACAGTTATTGATATCGAGGTCAGCCGCGATAATGTCTGTCAGCATTTGATTTTCGCGTCCGACGATAAGCTGTATGTGTATGACGATACGTTCATCAGCACGTATGAATACAAGGATAAGAAAGTCGGACTGTTGACTTACCAGCTTGCACACGGATTGGGCTATTGCCCGGCACGGATGTTCTGGTCCGATGTTCTTCAGCCGCGCAACTATATCAATAAAAAATCACCGTTAACTCATGTGTTGAGCGATCTTGACTGGCTGCTGGTGCTGAAGGTGTTTAAGCGTTATATGGATATGTCTAATGCGTATCCGATAACAGCAGCCTATGAAACTGCCGACGATTACGTGGAGACAGAACGATCAGACAAAGACGGAAGGCTGAAGGAGGATCAGCCCGCGAAGCGATCGTTTATCGGTCCGGGTACGTTGTGGACAGTGCGCCCACCGATACAGGGTGAACCCGATGCAATGTCAAACCCCGTTAAACTCATCTCGCCCGATATCAATACGCTGAAACATCATACCGAAAGTATAGACGATATGGTCGTCGAGATATTTCGCAAGGTGACGGGCTACGGCGGGGAACCGGAGAACAACCAGGCCAAGAATGAAAAGCAAATCATGTCGGGCTATGAAAGTCAGATGATAGTTCTGCAACGTATCGCGTCAAACTTCGAAAAGATACAGACGTTTGCTGATGAGACGAAGATAAGTCTGCGTTACGGCATCGATGAACTCGAAGACATTGCCATCGACTACGGCTCACGGTTCTTTCTGATCTCGACTGAGCAGCTTGTCGATAACCTGAAGATAGGCAAAGACAGTGGACTTGACGAGGGGATGATCGAGGCTATGACTGATGAGTTACTTGAAACAAAGTACCGCACCGACAAGGGGTCGCTGATGCGTTCACGGATACTGCGCGACCTGGACCCGCTGCCTGATAAGAGTGTAAGTGAAGCACTTGAAATTCTGAACGCGGGAGGCATTGATAAAATAAATTTTGTTATTAAGGCAAATAAAATTAGCTTTGCCAAAAGATTTGATCGCGAACAGATGCCTCTTCAGTTTTTTGGAGAGAAATTAAGTTACGATGTTAAAATTAATAAAATTAAGGAGGAGTTTGTAAAGTATGCCCAAGAAATTAATTCCGGCGAACAAAGACCCGAAGTATCAGATCAAGGAGAATGATCGGTTCTTCTGGCACGTATTGATTACACGCAAAACAGTGAACAAAGACAACCCGCGCGATGTGAGAAGTGATTCCTTCGTGCAGATTTTTGACACTGCGAACTTCAACAGGTTATTCAGACCTGAGAGACTTGGCTCGAAAGCCAGGAACTATAAGAAAGCCGCTCTCATTGACGAGGCGGTTGTCGTACATAACCCCGAATTGGTGGTTGATGAACCATACACCGGCGAGGTTACCGCTTATAAAGTGATCCCGGAAAAGAAGCCAGTTCAACCCGCACACACAAAACGTAAAAGCTCAAAGTGACTGAGTTATGATAACGAAAGATGATATATTAAATTTCGTCAAGGAAGGGGGAGGAACCCCTGACGACTTCATTGTCCGTACTGCCGATGAAGAACGCACGTATCTCGAAAACTTCAAAACGGCTGAAGTGGAGAAATCAATTTCCCCGAAGATAAGCGAAGTACACTCACGTTATGATGAGGATATTTTTGCTGTTACGGGGTTAAAGAAAAAACCGGATGAGAAAACGTATGACTTCAACAAACGCGTACTTGCTGATCTGAAGGCGAAAGCCGACAAACACCCCGAACTGGAGCAGGAGATTGCTTCGCTTCGTGAGAAGGTTGGCAAAAACGCTGACGCTAAAATTCTGGCTGACCTTGAGAATGTCCGTTCTGAATTTGCCACATTTAAAACGGCAAAGGAAAAGGAGCTTGAGGATCTTCGCAAAGAGACTGAACTGAACAAAAAACG